TATTGTTATTGCCTGTAGTGTTAGTTTTTAACGCTTCTTTACCTACCCCAGTATTTTCTGCGCCTGTCGTATTTGCAAGTAAAGACTCATAACCCACTGCTGTATTATCATTGGCTGTAGTGTTAGCCGCTAAAGAAGACTTACCAACTGCTGTATTACGAGTACCTGTAGTATTAGCCTCTAAAGAAGCAAAACCAACGGCAGTATTGTTACTTGCTGTGGTATTAGCATACAAAGCATCCCTACCAATAGCAGTGTTAAAACCACCTGTAGTATTAAGAACCATTGCAGTTCTGCCAAATGCAGCATTACTTGCTCCTGTAGTGTTAGCCCCCAAAGAATCTAAACCAACAGAAGTGTTAAAACCACCTGTAGTATTTGCGTCTAAAGAACCTTTACCTAGCGCAGTGTTATCGTCACCTGTAGTAATTGCTGTACCTGCTTCATCACCTACTACAGTGTTATTATTACCACCAGATACAATAGAGTTACCTGCGTTAACACCTGCCACAAAGTTACTTGTTCCTAGAGTGGTCGAGGAAATACCTTTTGCAATAATCGGGTTATTGATAGTAATGCTACCTGACCCGTTTGCCGTTTCAAGCGTATCTACTTTTATTTTAGAAGCCATGAGACTATTCTCCTATTCTGGGCTTGATGCAGCTACATGAGCAGCAAGAGCGGCTATCACAGCATCTGTGTGAACTACTGAACAGATAGCCTGTACTTCTGCACTCTCTGTTGAGTAATCGTCACCTGCGTTAACTGTGTGTCTGTGGAAGCTAGATGATAACTCCACACTATCTTCCATAACTGCCGTCTTTGTGCGAACTTGAACATGCTTAAAAGGGCCACAAACTTCTATGCGGTCTTGGGTTATTACTTTTGTTAATGCCATTTGTATTCTCCACTAGCGATCCACGCTAGATAATTATTAATTAAGCGTCAGTAAAATATGTTGCGTTAAAGTAAATTAAGTCATTAACAGTAATATTAGCAACATGTTTAAAGGGCTGCCATCCTCCATTACTACATGACTGATAGAATTTTATAGTGGTGGCTGACATATACGAAGCCGCATTAAATGCTCCACTATTGCTAGTAACGAGATTGCACATGACATTACCGACTGCTTGACCTGAGTTTGATATGACGGCAAAAGGCAGTCCGTTTAATTGAACTGTGTTGCCGCTAGACCCAATTCCAGTAAATTGAACGTATGCGGTTAAGTGAACTAATCTACCTATTTTTGTGTAGCGTGAATCCAGCACAGCTAATGTGCCACCGCCTGTATCGGCTGGCGTCCAATTCCCTTCTTCATAATCATCCAGCGTATTGGCTGCACCTGTGCCGCCTAAAGCAATGCCACCAGTTACAGCAACACCTGTTGCTGTTGTTTCAATTTTCTTAGAACCATTATAATAAAGCTGTGTTGATCCATTCCATGTAAACCTTGCTATATCTTCATCGTTATCGCCAATTATTTTTACGTTTGTTCCGTTTGATTTAATTATTAAATCGCCAGAGCCTGCATCTTGAAGATAAGTATTGCTGCCATCGTGCCTGATTGAGAAATCACCACTTGTTCCCCACTTCGCTTGCACTCCGTCGTTATGTGTAACATTACCTGTAAACGTAGCACCAGTAGTGGTTATAAGATTACCGCCGCCCGTAGGTAGGTTAACTGTCTCGTTATTGGAGGTAGTGGAATCTAATGTTACACCACCGCCTGCGGTATTTTTAATTGTAATTGGCATGATATTTCCTTAAAGAATGACCCACGTTGAACCGTTTGTTACTGTAACAGTATAACTCGCGTTTACAGTAACAGGGCCTACGGTAGACCCGTTTTCGTTACCTGCGAATGTAATGTTTTCGGCTATCACCTTTGCATTAGTGCGTATAACAGAATTTGTTCCAAGTGAAGGACCTCCTCCGTTAGCATCGACGTAAGCTTTAATGGATTGTTGAGTGGCTAACGCCGTGGCGCTGTTGCCTGACATGTTGTCTTGATCAAGAATGTCCGTAATGCTAACCGAACCTGTGCCCGACAAAGAATTAAACTCAACTGCTCCCGCCACGTCTAACGTGCCTGCAATAATTAAACTATCTGCACTCTCGTCCCAAAGAAGAGACTTGCCCGAGGTAGCACCAAAGAACTTAACGTCATAACCCGTGTCGTTAACACCTACTGTAACAGTAGAGTCAATTTGAACAGCACCATCGATGTCTACTGCTCCACTAATGTCTAAAGTCGCTGCGTCCAACTCCCCCGTTATAGTAAGATTACGAACGCCTGTGTAGTCTTTATTCGCATCTAGTATGACAGCCTTAGAGGCTACAGCCGTACCAATAGCTGTGGAGCCAATGTCTAAAGCATTGATTTCAGCTACTACTACCGTTGCACCGTCAAGAATGTTTAACTCTGCCGCAGTACTTGTAACCCCATCAAGGATGTTTAACTCTGCAGTAGTAGCGGTAACCCCGTCAAGAATGTTTAACTCGGTGGCCGTTGAAGTTACTGCCACGTTTTCATTAATTTTAGGAGAGGTTAAAGTTTTGTTTGTTAGTGTGTCAGTAGATACGCGTGACAATAAAGTTGAGTTAGCGCCCGCTGGCAACATGAGCGTATTGGTCACAGAAGCGGAGTGAGGTTGGCCAAATACTTTTTGACCGTGACTGTTACTCTCGCAGTTGAATACAATCGCACCTGAATTATTATTACCTCGTACAACTACAGTACCTGTGCCGTTAGGCGCTAGATCAATAGTAGCATTAGACGTTGTAACAATGTCTTTGCCGTTCATGTCTAGGTTTCCACCTAATTGTGGAGAGGTATCGTCTACCACAGCAGATAAATCGCCGCTTGAGCCTGTGCCTGCAATAACAGTTGCTCGAGTCATCTTTTTAAGATTACCGCCCGAAGCATCTATAGCTATAAAAAGGTCGTCCGCTGCAGCGGTGCTAATCTCTACTAAAGACGCTACCGCCGTGGGGTTAAAATTTGTGCCATCAGCAACAAGAAGCATTCCTGCCGTGTTGGTTCCCATAACCAGATCATCGCCAGTTATAGTAAGGTCACCACCTACTATTAAGTTACCTGATACATCGGCTGCACCATTAACATCTAACGTACCCGTAACAACTAGGGTATCAGCACTCTCGTCCCAAAGAAGAGACTTGCCAGAAGTAGCGCCAAAGAACTTAACATCATACCCCGTGTCGTTAACACCTACCGTTACGGTGCCATCAGCTTGAATAGCGGCGTTAATGTCCAAAGTGGTTGCAGCAAGTTGGATCTCAGTGTCTGCAACAATGTCTAACTGACCATCAGCACTTGAGTTAATAAAAATCCCTGAGTCTCGGAATTGTATTTTTTGATTGGTCGTAGTGGTGTTGCCGTTATTCAATACTTCAGCTAGATTGCCGCCCGTATTTGCGTCAACATAGGCTTTAATAGATTGTTGCGTGGCTAATGCAGTGGCACTATTGCCCGACATATTATCTTGATCAAGAATGTCTGTTATTGCTACGGACCCAGTGCCCGATAAAGAGTTAAACTCAACTAAGCCCGCGACATTAATTCCGTCAACAGCCAGATTTGAGTAAACGTTAACGGCCTTCGCACCTGAACCGCCGCCATCAAACTTAACGAGCACATCGGTACCCGCGGCAATTTCAAGATCATTGCTTGTGTTGTATGTGCCTTGAAAAATAAATATGGATCGACTACCCGTTAAGCTGTTGCGTATAAAGCATAGTTTTTCAGCGTCATTAGGGGTAAGTGTTACATAAACAGACGCGCCTAAATCTCCACCGTCTGCAAATTCAATGTATTTGTTACGTCCAGTAGAAGAAGCGCCGTTGGTAATAGCTATTGTATTAGGTGAGCCTGACGAGCCCGCAGAAGATAAAGTTATTACGACTGCACCGTTAATAGCCTCGTCTAAAATATTAGAGTTGTCATTAACCGTTTCGCCCCACGTTCCAGATTGTTCACCAGTAGCTGGTTTCTCAATACCGAGGTTGACTGTATATGTACTAGGCATTTTTAATTCCTCACGGTACTATGTTTGTCCAGCTTGGGTTTTGAATAGGCACAATACTCATCCAGATTTGTCCCACGCTTGCTGTGGCGGATACTCCCGTTACTGCAACGTTCATTATGCAATCCTAATAATAGCAGTGGCGGCATCAGCCGTTGGGAACACTACGGTGAAATTCCCAGAGTTTACAACCTTGTCAGACCCGAAATCTAAAACCAATATGGCGGGTTTGGTTAGAGATATTGAAGTAGTGTTGGGCGTGTTGTTATAAATTAACGCGCCTCTAGCCGTAATCGTAGAGTTTGCCCACGTTTCGTCTATAAAATCAGTCAAAGCCGTAGTTGCAGAAGACGTAGGATCTACCGCAGTTAAATTTTCGCCTCCTGCAGTATACCCTGTGCCACTTACTTCATTAGTGGTTGCATACGCAGTGGTGTCTGCATTCATCGTAGCAGAGCTTGTATAAAGTGCTATCTTAAACACATCACCGCTTGAAGCGTCAAAGTCATGAGCACCGTACATTAATTCTTTCTTAAAACTGGTGCACATGTAGTTTCCTGTAAAAGCCATGTCACAGTCTCCTTATATAGTTAGCAAGCTCTAATTGTCCTGCTTCGGTTAACGCGTTATGCATCGTAGTTCTATCTGATTTGATAGCTTCGTGCATGTAAAATTCTAATGTTTTAAGCAGTTGCCCACGAAAGGCATGAGCTTGGGCCCTAATAGCAGGGTTTGCGTCATCTGAAATGGCGATAATCTTATTCGCACACCGCTCCGCAATTTCCTCTGGAGTAAAACCTCTTCCACTGGTGGTGTGTACTTCCACCGAGTTTGTGTCCATCTGTAGGGCTGCATTACTCATTGTTTAGGCCTTATAAGTTGTCCAGTGCGGTATTCATCGGTCACTTCTTTGGCTTCGCCTAGTAATTTCAAACCGCCAATGGCTTCGGTAAACCGTTTGTCGTACATGGCCATCATGTCGGGTTCACCCTTCATATAAATGTATGCTTCTATCAAGCACCCATAAAGTAAAGCGATTTCAGCGTTTGTACTAAGCCATGTTACGCCACTATCGGCGCCCGCGGTCAAACTTGCAGGACGATAAAAATAATGTAGCTCTACGCTGTACGCACTATTCGGGGTTGGACCCAAGATAAAGTTATTAATATCAAAAGTAGCGTAAAATCGCGGGTCTCCAGCCGTAGCCGAAATAGGATTAAAGGTCTGAACAAAATCAGGCTCTTTAAAGTCTAAGAAAACGTGATTGTTTGTGCTGTCTACATAAGATAAAGAAAAAGGAGCTAAGAAATCACTAGGTGCCGCTAAAAACTTGTCATTCAGAGTCATGGCACCGCTTACATTCTTTCTAAACAGGCTTAACTGAACACTTTTAAGGATTCTTTCCTCTGCTTGACGAATAAATAACGGCAAATTGCTTACAAAAGACGTTTCATCGTTCTCTGTATAGTCTCTAATAGCTTGTTTTAGCTGATCCAATGTAAAACTCATGTAGTCACCGTCACTGTTCCAACCGAACCTGTTGATATAAGGCGGTTAGGGGGGCTGTAATCGTTATCTGCCCACCCACCTACTGGATCAAAACTCCATTGAATATTGCGTTGTACGGCAAGATTCGTTTCAGGACGGGCATTCTGCAAAGCTTGTGGATCAGAAACCTTACGAAAAGGCCCTAATTGAGGCTGCTTAGGATCAAATTCGTCAGGACCCACCAATAACCCGTTCCATTCTTTCCTCATTACCCTGTAAGGATAACGAAAGCCCGAACGGTCCGAGATGGCGTATGCTTTTTTTCCAGACGCAAACTTACCCATTGTCAAACTCTCCTGTATACAGGGGTCACGTTAAAGGACGAACGGTCCCTATCTTCTACAGCAGCCCTTTCAAACTCTTCTTCGTATAGGGCTTTAAGCATTTCAACACGGTTTGGAGCACGTTTTAAAGCAAGGTAATAAGCTAAACCTGCCGCTAAACAAGGGTAAAACCTAAAAGGTAAGTCCATCGTGTTAGTGTATATGTCCGCATCATCCATTCGGGTTAAAGCGTCATAGTACACAACATCAGTGCTGTTATCAGGCACAGGCCAAAGCTTTAAGTTAGGCGTAACTTGCCTATCCAAGAAGAATTGATTAACTCTACCTTTCGTTGCCTTGTTGGGTATACTTAAATAACCATCTCGGCTTAAACGAATCAACGAGTAATCAGTTCCAGATCGTTGCACAACGACAGATAAAATATCAATTACATCCGCGGTTAAAGGGTAGTTACCTGTACCGTCAACCATTGCAACAGTACGCTGCTTAATGGTCCACTGGTTAAGGCCACGGTTAGCCCAGTCTGCAAGCAAAAGGTTTAAAGACCTCTTGGCAGATTTTAAGTCATAACCTGTTCGGACCTCTAGCCCACATCGCTCAAATGCCTCTTCGACATATTCTGCAACGTCTAACTCAAAGTCTTTACTTTCAGATGTAGCCATAGCTTTTACCTACGCAGTGCGTGTCTTTCTCTTAACGGGTTTAGCCGTTTTAGCTGATGCTACAAACGCTTTTTTAGTTGGGGCACCGGGTGACCCAACCTTGCGCATTGTCTCCTTCGACCCTGCTGCAATTCGCTTTTTCTTAGCGTGGATGTTGGCATAAAGCCCTTTACTTGGCATTACAAGGCCCTACTTTTTCTTTTTAGCAGGCTTAACCATGCCGCCGCTACGCATACGCTTAACAGGTTCTTTCATAGCAACCATACCGCCGCCACGCATACGCTTAACAGGTTTTTTTGCTGAAGAACTAATTTTCTTTGGTTTCATAGCCATTTTGGAGCTTCCTATATAAAGTTTCTCTTACTTGGTAAATTTGACGTGCATTATGTTCTGCATCGTATGTATCATAATAGCCTTTTTTATTCAACTTGTCAGCCGCTTGTTGTAACTTAGATAATCGCTGAATAAATATTATAGAGTAGGGGTTTTCTACCGATGGATCAAAATCTAACTCGCCCACAAAATCACTGGCTTCATCTTCATGGTGAAAGCCCATCAACCACATGTCTTTGTCGATAAACATGCCTTGAGACACCACTTTATTTAAGTCGTCTAGATAGTCGTGAAATTCTTCAGGAGTTTTGGAGTTGCTCATGTCAATGATAAGGGCAACGTCATACACGTCGTCGAACTGTGAGATGCACGAGTACACACTTTGATAACCTTCTTCATACTTAAATATAATAGCCACCTTATCGCCTAACCACGCCCCTCGGGCATAGGGGCAAGCAGGTAAATTATTAAAGTAGGAGTTTGGTTTTTCTAAAACGTCTGAGGACCAGAGTTTTATTTCTTTTACAATCTTCGCCTCAACGGGGTCACTGAAGAAAGCGTCATACATGACTAGGCCAATAGCTTATGCACTAGGGGTGCGATTATTATCAATACAGCAAGCCCCCAAATTTTAATATCTAAACCTTTTAGCGTTTGCTTTTGATCAGCCAGCTTTTCTTCAATCATTTGATATCTTAGGTTACACTCAGCTTCATGCTTATCTAGCTTGGAAAGAACTTCTGCTATTTTCATAATGTCCCTATCATGACTTGCTGATTTTTTATTACTTTTAACGGGTTTTATTTTTTTAAGAGTAGCTACTTTCGTTTCCATAACTACCTCAATTGTAAAATACCGTTATGTTGGTGACGTTAGTCAGTACGGCAAAACACCCGTCACTAAATAACATCCCTTCGTCAGGTAAATAAACGTTGTCATCAGTATTGCTGGCAAACCCCAGTTTAAGCTTAACGGCACCGTTGGTGTCTCCGTCTTTTAACTCAATAACTGGATTGGTGCCACATTTGTAGTGAATAGCTTTTACGCGAGTTCGTCCCGCAAAGACAACACCGTTAGCCTCCAAATACGTAGCTTTTATGTCTGATGCCATGAGTTACCTCTCTAACTATGAAATATTGTTATGGACGTACACGCTGTAAAGACCGACACAAAAATATCACTCACTCTTATTCCGTCAGACGGAATATTTACAGAGTGAGTTTTTGAAGCATCTAGGTCCATGTCCAGAACTACCGCCCCGCCATTACCATCAGTGAAAGTAAGTCGAGGAGTACCAGTAGTTGTTTTAACTTGAACTTGGCGAATACGCGCAGGGCCCACACCAGCAGAGCCAGTAGAGGTTAAACGTTTTGATTTTACATCTGAACTCATTTTAACCTCCTATAAGTTATTAGACAGCGGTTGCGTCTTGCAAATTATTGTCCTGCACATAAGTTAAAGTCACAGTAATTTGACCCGCAGTAGCAGTCGCTCCCGCAGAGATAAGTGTTGCTGTGATCTGGCTGTCACCACTAAAACGATCTGCTGTATCCAAACCCCCAGCGGCCAAAGTTTTAGTTTCCGCAACTGCTTTAACATTGGTATTTGCAATAAAAAATTGAGTCGTCTTGCTAACCATGCCCACTGAAAGAGTCGCTGTGCCACCGGCATTACTAGCTATAGCCACTCTTAGTGTGACACCAAGTAACTGTGAATTATTTGGAATGACGCCGACATTGTAGGTAGTTGTGCCAGCGGCGACTGCTGCGTCAATCATAATAGATTGAGACATTACAACTTGGCCGGTGTTCTTTACGTTAGTACCGAGAGCGGTACCTGTAGTATCTTTGATTGTTCCTGCTAAAATTGGTCCTGAAAAAGTAGTCTGGCCCATAATAAATTCCTCACATGCGAGTTAAGGTGGATCTGTCTGCATATCGTCAGTCGGGGACTGTCAGATTCACCGATATTTTCCCGATAATTGTAAGTATAACATACCACTGTCTTTCGTGAACTGTCAATGTTACGCACAAAAAAGGGAAGCCGAAGCCTCCCTTTTCTAAACTACACGTTACCGTGTGGTTATGCTGCGCCGGGCGTACCGTAAACACAACGCCAATCGGATACACCGAATGAGTAACGTTCACGAGCTTTAAAGCGCATGTTGCCCGTATCGAAGTCACCTTCCATCGCAGTCTTAATAGACGAACGGTTGAAGTGCTTGAAGCCGTTAGGAGCATCAGTCTTGATGAAGAAAGCATCAGTGTCGGTAAGGAAGTGGTTAACCACTGCACCGTCTGGAAGCATTCCCATAGACTTCATTGCGTTTGTGTCGTTATCCGCAGTGCCAGAGCGCAAGTTCGAGTTAATTACTCGTTCTGCGATGAACTGAAGCTCTTTAGGAATAATAAGCTTCATGCCACGAACTGCAATCTTCAAACCACGCTCATCCGTCAAACTAGCAACGTCAATCAACATCTGCTCCAACGAAGTTTCGTTGAGGTCGGCAGCAACTGCCAAGACATTGGTTTGGTTACCCGAAAGAGAGGGGTGGGCTGCGGAACAAAGTGCTGCACCATCGCCAATCGCATTAACGCCAGCAGAGAACGCATTGTTCAATACAGCCGCGGCTTTGATTTGCTTAGTCTGGGCCATAGAGCGGGCCAGAGCTTTGGTGTAACGCGATGCAAGACGATCATAAAGATTGTCTTCCACTGCTTCCTCAGTAATTGAGAACGCAAGCGCAATAGTTTCGTGAGCGTAACGAGCGGTATAAGTCTCTTGAGCGTCGTCAAAACTGATGGCAGAGCCTTCATTCTTAACAGGTGCAGTAGAGAAACCACCAAGCATTACTTCTTCTTCAAAGGCGCGGTCCGAAGACTCTTCTTCAAAGATTTCAGAATGCTCATTTTCGTAACGATTAAATTCGAGACCGAACAAGGCGTTTAGGCCGGGTTCAAGCTCTTTCGCTAGTTGTGCGCGAGAAATAGCCATGATCTAACCCTCCTATAGGCCTGTTGACGTAGCAGTAGTCTGCGAGTCAAAGCGGCTTGTGTTAGCGTTGTAATGAGCGTTGATACGAACGATCAAAGGAATACCTGCAGATGCAAAGTCGGTATTACCAGCGTCGTCCATGATGCCAACAATACGCAACGGCAAAGTGGCCGTAGCTGCAATTGTAGACACGCCCAAGGCGGAATTTGAGTTACCTATTGACGTACCAGTACGTGCAGAAGTTCCCAAAGATGCGTTTGCGAACACGGCGGCCTGTGCAGTAGCACGGTTAGTTAGTGTTGCGTCAGATGCTACTTTAAATAACTGGTTGGGGTTGTCAGCAACGAAAGCTTTAACAGGATGATTAGTATCCACGCTTACGGAACCAGAACCGGGCCAGTAACTTAAAAATGTTGGCTTCTTAGTTACAGAGTCAACGTATTCAACGCCCATCAGGACACCAAGCGCAGGGGTAGTTCCCCCACTAGTAGCTCCAGCAAAAGTAATAACGCCCGCTGCTAGCGGAACGCATAAACCAAACTGGAAAATAGCATTGGTGTTGTTGGAAGCGATCTCATACTGGGTTACACCAGTAGAATTGACACCGCTACCAACTAGCCCGATAGGACGGAGACCATAGGCAGTATTTGCATTAGCCATTATAATTCTCTCCTAAAGGGGTAGTCCATATCATTTTTGTGGACCACCGAAAGTTACACGAGATTGACGGTCAGGTTTACTAATCGTCATCGATGAATGTGCATTCTCTCTCATCATATCATGGTCAACTGCATCCATTTGGTCCTTACTACGTCCTTTGAAGTAGTTAGTCCTTTCGGCCACAGTTTCGTCTGGTATACGAGCGAGAAGCAGTCCGCCAACTCCAAAGACACCTTGGTATTTACCTGATTCTACAGTAGGGGATTCAAAGTCTGGGTACTCGTCCCTTCGGACAAGTTCATAACCTTCCCTTAATTTAGCACTGACGTTCTTCGTATCATCAAAACCACGCGTTTCGGCGCGAATCCAACGATGTTTAAAGCCGTCAGGGGCAGGTGGTGCATCTAGCATAGACGGAGGAGCCCAAGGCTTACGGATCGCCTGTTTCTCCCGAGTTTTGTTAGCGCGAGAAGTACGGTTCACGGCGGAACTACCTGTATTTTGTTGTTCAGTCATTCTCTGTTACTCCTTCACGTATTTCGCATATTCTTCAAGCGGCACACCCAATTTCTTCGCTATCGCGACTTGGCTCGGAGTGAGTCGAACCTTTCTATTACTGCGCCCAGATGGTGTTCTTGAAGCTCCAATTACTGTCTGAGCGGGGCGTTTATTGGGGCTGCTTGATCCGTTACCAAACTTATCAAGAACACGGTTATCTAGCTCAGTATAGTAGTCTTCGCTCTGCGGGTCAAACCCTTCTTCTTCAACAAGTTTTTTGTGTATGCCAAAAGCAGCATACGTCATTGCCTCGTCTTGGCCAAACCAACTGTTACGCAAGGCCCATGATTCGGCTTTAGCGTCAGGACGTTTAGGCTGTTGAGCAGGCATAGGCTGTTGAGCTTGGTGCTGTTGAGCCGCCGCCGCTTGTTGTTGCTGCCTTTCCGACTGCATCTTAGCTTGGGCCGCTCGATCCTGCTGAATGGCTAAACTAGTAAGGTCTCGTTGAGCTTCTACGGTTGCGGCACCATCCCCTCTTTCAATAGCACGAGTCAACACTGCTTCGGCTTGAGCAATCTGGGTATTAACACGAGTGGTATACTCAGCAACGTAGTTGGTGTCTAAGTTAGACATCCGACTTTTTAATTCTTGTGACTCACCTTGAACAGCTTGGGCATACTTAACCGCTTCTTGCTCACGGCGTTCTGCTTCACGCATTTTCTTAGTAAGACGACTAATTCGTTTTTGAGTAGAGGTCTCCGCTTTATCAAACTGATCATCCGAATCGTTTTCGGACTCAACAGCACCCGCGCTTACTTCTACTTCTACTTCTTCCGAATCGCCTACATCTAACTCGACGGTGTTTGTATCCGACATGGTGCTCTCCTTAGTTTAAATTATGGATGTCTTCAGGGTCCAAAATGGTCGACAGTATCTCGTCGTCATTAAGTATTCTGACTTCTCCCCCATCTATCTGGAAGCGCGATCCAGCATAACGGGCGAACATAACCCACTGCTTTTCTTTGCACCATGCTCCATCTGGAAATTTATCGGCATCTCCATAGGCTAGGGGTCCTAGCTTGAGTACATAACCGACTTGGGTAGAGATTTGGCTTTTCTCCTGCGTTTCAGAAGGGAGAAAAATACCGCCTGCGGATTTACCTTTGCCTTGATAGGGTAGAATTAATATCCGCCAGCCCGTAGGGTTGGGCATCCTGTCTAAGAGAGTTTTCCCGATAGCGTCAGGGTTAAGGCGTGGTTTTTCCACGTAGGCGTCTGCAAGTTTAGTTGCTTCATCCGCAACTTCGTTTGCTTTAGCTTTTGCTTTAGCCTCACTGGCTAATTGTTTAGCAGTCTTTTCATAGACTACGGGTTCTACTTTTTTTTCTACTGCGCTCATATTGAGTGCTCCTGTTTATCTAGCAGGCTCTTGAGTTCCTGTTCCACATGATTGAGGCATTCTAAATTGCCCATAAGCTCACGATATTGTTCCATCGACTTAACGTTACCGTAAATCATCAAGTCCGTTACACCTTGCCGTCTATCCCGTAGGACCCTAAAAACAGCTTCCGCAACTTGTATTTCGTCCATCCACACCTCGCATATAATCAAACAATGTTGGATATGATCCTATCATAACTTATATGCAGGGGATAGAGTAAAAAGGAAAGGTTACTTAAGTTTTACAGCACTTAACTTGCCTGATATTAGTTTAGTCAACAACCCGCGCATACCAAACTTAACCACATACACACCAATAACTAGGTACTGATACCAGTCTGGCATGGAAGAAAACGATTCAAACGCTGCGGTAACTTCGACTTGATAGCCTAAAAAAGACGCCGCAATAGGTACTAGAAGTAGTGCAATCATAATCTCGTCGAGAAATGACTTATCCATTTGCTGCATGGCAACAAGGTCCAAATTGAAGTCTTGTGTCTGGCCATCGTCCGCTAATTTATGAGCGGCTTTAGCACCCGCCACTTTAACGTCCGCCTCGGCACCCAAAGTAAGTATAGCCGCTGCCGACTTGGCTTTAGCAATTTCGTTCTTACCTTCAAGATATGTTTTACCTAGACTTGCAATAGGGCTCAAAAAGCTTAGAAAACTCATGGTTAATCCCTAATTTCAAAATGAGGGTAATCCTGCCACGATTTCCACAGGCCTCCCCATTTTAGTTCATACCCTAACTGAGACGAGGCTTGTAACATAGAAGCAGCTATAAGAGAAAGGTGGAGTTTATCCCACGAGGCTTTTCCGTCGACGTAAGCATACACATCGAGCGCCTTTCCGCTTTGGTGATAGGACTTGTTGTTGACTCCATCCGCTTTTGATACACCATCTCCAAACAACTTTGCTTGTACTTCTTCGGTGCGCAACCCACCAGTAGAAGGAATACCAAAATCAATGTTAGATAGCTTAATAGCAACTTCTGCGATATCAATAAGCCTTTCATCCACACCTACCAAATTGTTTAGACTGTTCTTTCCTAACTTAAACATTAGAATACTCCATCAAAAGGTTTAGTAGCCCATGTGGCTTGTTCCCTTGATCGCGGCACCCGTGCCACGAGTCTTCATCTTACGAGGGGTGTTAGCAAAGTCAGTCAATCCACCCGCTACAGGAGCAGGCGCAGTCTTGCCGTAAGGAATACGACCTTGACCTTTAATGTCAGCATAAGTAACCGCCTTGGGTGTGTTGCTCGGTGCTGCTCCGTTTACTCTTACAGTTCGATTTTTCATAATCTACTTACCTTTTCCTTTACCCTTAGATACTTTTTGTGTGGCGTTTTTACCTGTGGATCTAGTGTTTTTCTGCAAGCTAAAACCTTTTCCTCGCTCCGCAAGAAGGTCTGCGTAATACATTTCAGAACTGTAGCCACCTATTCCGTCTTTTTTGCTCATTTTAATCTCCGCGTTGCTTTAATAATTCACGATCCATAGCCGACTGGATACGTGCTGATGTTTGTCGTTCTTGTGCTGCAATCCGCTCATCAAACTGCTCCGAGCGCATCTGTTGGTTCTGTTGATCCAACTGCAACTTGGCTTGATCAATCTGATTGTCAGCTTCGTTATCGGCTACTTTAGCCTGAATCTCTTGTTCCTTCAACTGAATCAAAGGATCAGGGGCACCCGCACCAGATATCTGGGCTGACGCATCTTTAACTTGCTGCATACCTTCCGCAATAAACTGAGCGGTCAATGCTTCTATTGCAAGCATCTGCTGATCTTCAGGAATGTTAGCACCCGCCTGTTGGGCTTGCTGTTGATAAGCGGCCATGGCCTGCTCTTTCGCTGCAATCTGAACGTGTTCCATTATATGCTTTTGAAGCGCCATAGCTACTTGAGGCATACCGCTAACCGTGGGACTTGCGCCAAAGATCAAGTGCGCTTGGATGTGCGCTTGATGATTTTGTCCTTCAAAGGCTTTTAGTGGCAACATGTCTAAAGCATTGATGTTCTCTTGTGCGGGATCAATAGGGCCGGGCTCTTCCGCTGGAATGGCCTTCATAATACGATCTACATCCGTCACACCTAACGCCTCATACATGTCACGATACACTTCGTGGATGTTATGAATCTCTGGTGCTTGGGCCGCGAGTTGCATTTTAGTCTGGGCAAGCACAATCCGCTGCGCCTGACTAAATACATTTGGATTGCTGACAGGGATGATATCAACGCGATCATCAAAGTCTTCGCGCATGATGGTTGCATCTCCGCCGGGAACTGAGAACGGATACTCCTGTGGCAAACTCTCCGACATTACCCGTGCAAGAATCTTAAACTCTTGACGCATCGCATAATGCAAACGCTTATGGACCGCACTCATTACTCGAGCGCCTTGCTCCATCATCGCCATAGTAGTGCCTACTGCAGCACCCTCATTACCCGCACCTACTTTAAGGTCCGTGATGGTTGCGAAACGTTGCGCGGCATCGACTACAAAACCAAGTAACTGAAACAGGGTTTGGTCGGGGCCTTTAAAAGGTAGCGGCATTAGGCTGTCGCGTATGGCACCGCCGGGCGCGTCTACATCTCTAAACTCGCCGGGCTGTAGTGGTTCATCGTCATCTCTGATCCGTAGTCCGCGGGCCTTGAAACCAGCAGGCAGGTTAGATAACGTACCCGCATCGATCAACTGTCGAAGGGCCGAAGTCGCAGTGCGAGACAGACCACCAATGGTATGAATCAAGCCTAAGCCGTAGAAACCGAATCCGGGTAAAAACTTATAGTGTGTAAAGTAGCTGATCTTCTTACGCAAAGAATCGTCTTCGCGATAGTTGCGACGGATCGACAGCACCTTGCCGTTGTCTTCAGAGATAGTCACAATGTACGGAATCTTAATTCCTGTGAACTCGCCGTCCTCGTCCTCGTCTTCGTAACCTTCTAAGTCTAGGTCAACGTGGCACTCAAGGATCGTGCAGTCATAATCAATCTGGTTAGCGTCTTGGCCTTCTAGCCTGTCCATCTCACCACTTAGTGACGTTAGTTCTTTCTGAGAAGGGATTACCTCCACATCTAGATAAGCACCCGCCACTTGGCGTTTGCGTAAATCGTTTAACGCCATGCGCACTACTTGCGTAATGTTGGGGCACGACTGAAGATCCGCAGTCTCATAAGGAACAATCAAGTTCTCTGCAGGAACAAACTTAGACACCGCTCGTTCAATGGTCGCGTCGTAATAGGTTTTCTTAAACGTAGAACCCGCCAACGGCAAGAAGAATAACATCTGATCCATGTCAGGTGTGTACTCGTCCATCTCGTTAGTGATGTAGTAATTCATAAACTGCTTTACGCGCTGCGCTTGCTGCTCTTTAGCAGACGTACTCTTGCCCATCACTACCGTGCGGACTGGACCCGAAGGCGGCAGTAATTCATTAAAAGCTTGCGCTTGAAATTGTGTTGCCGCTTCCGCCAGCAAAGGATGAGTTACACCCGAGGCTCCACGAAAAGGCTGTGTACGTTCTTCGTAGTTAAAGCCCAATAGCTCTAACCCACTTGAATAAGCTTCTTCCCAATCTTGGCGACTGGCTTTGTTGGCATCAAACTCACCTAACAACTCTGACGAAATACGTTGAAGCTCGCGCTCTGGCATTTCTTCCGCGAGGTTAGCATCAAACTCTTGGGCCTCGCCTCGCTGATCCATGGGATCAAAGTCGATCAATACCCCACCGTCATCTTCTGAGGTGATCTCAATTTCTCCGACATTTTCGGCATTAATCATGGCCATCACATCATTTCCTGAATCAGGAAGCGACAACTCTAATTCAGCCTCCAGATCGGCCATATCCATTTGAGATGGGACATTTCTATCCATCAAGCCCGCATTTGTTGTACCGTTTGCCATAACCACCCCTAATTCAATAATACACCCGCACTTTAGCAGAGTTTGCCTCTTCTTCCCAGTCATCCGATGGTAACTGCACAAAATTGCCCTGACGATAGCGCATCAACGCCTGAGTCATGCTGTCCACCAAGTCATCAAACTCCCCGTTAGGAAACGCTGCCACCTCCTCAACTAACTCGTCCGCCCACGTCTCGTCAGGAACCCACACCATCCCCGCCTCAAACAAAGGTGACACACTGTGCACCCTCGTTATTTTGTCATTGCCACGACTCGGCGTAAAGTTAACCACGGGAATGCCCTGCGCACGAAGCTCCTGAGTCAACGGCGTACCACTAGCTTTGGCCTCGATAATCACCGTGTCAGGCTCCCAAAATTTATACAAATCTAAGGCCACCTGCTTCAACTCAGGAAAATCCCAACGCCCCTTCTTGCTATCTAACAAAATTAAATTGGGACCACTACCACCCTCATTCGGATAAAACACCCCCCACGTCGTAATGGCCGAATAGTCCGCCGTCTGCTTCTTAGAAAACGCCGTATCGTAACTTTGGATCACATACTCCAACTGAGGCACCGCAGGCTTTTCCCACAACTTCCACCACTCGCGCTTAATAATTGCGTTCTCTTCGCCCGTCGGATTCTGCTGATACTGCGCATTCCACTTGCTCGGAGGGATTGATGCGCGGACCGCGGTCAAATCTTTAAGACTCCAGTACTCAGGCCAACACGGCGTACCATCCTCAAAGATGGCAGGAAGCTCCACCACCTCC